TCAGACCACCCCATCTAACTTTGTAACCACTCCATACATGGAAGTAAATGGCTTTCCAATTGAGAAGGGTGACATTATCAAGATTCAGGGCGAGTACGGGTCAAAGTTTAAGTTTGTTGGTGTAACAGAAAACACTCTAACTGGTGCAACTTGGGTAGACTGCTTTCAGATTATTGGCACGGTGCCATCAGTGTTTAGGTCCTTTAAGCAGGATCGAGTAAAGCGTATTCCAAAGAGGGGAAAGAGGGCCAAGCGTGTCATTTGAAGACTTGACCATTGAGCACCTTGACGAAGTAAACAAGGTTGTAGAAAAATATCTGGCAGGCAACGAGCCTACCCAAATCTCTAAAGAGTTGGCAATGCCACGACAAAAGGTTGTTGCATACATCAATGAGTGGAGAGCCATGGCAGCAGATAACGCTGCAATTCGTGCCCGTGCTAAAGAAGCACTAGTTGGTGCTGACACCCACTATACAAAGCTTATCCAGAAAGCTTATGAGGTTATAGATGATGCTACAACTACTGCAAACCTCAATGCTAAAACAGCAGGTATCAAGCTAGTCATGGACCTTGAGTCCAAGCGTATCGATATGCTACAAAAGGCTGGTCTGCTTGAAAACAAGGAGCTTGCAGAAGAGATGATTGAGATTGAGCGTAAGCAAGAGCTATTGGTATCAATCTTGAAAGACATCGCATCTGAGCATCCAGAGATTCGTGACAAGATTATGCGTAGGCTTTCAGACGTTGCGAAAGAACGAGAAGTTATTACGGTGATTCATAACGATGTTTGATGATTTTATAGAAGCACTCAAGGCAGATAACTTTGACGAGCGTCCTGTAGATGTACGTACGTTTGTTGAGGGTCAAGACTACTTGGCACAGCCACCTCTATCTCAGGTGCAGTATGACATTGTAGAGGCTATGAGTCAAATCTATAAGCTAGAAGATCTCATTGACCTAATGGGGGATACTGAAGGACGCAGGTATTATGCAAAGTATACGAAAAATGAAGTTATTCTGCAGCTTGGCAAGGGTTCAGGTAAAGATTTTACGTCTACGGTGGCTTGTGCGTACATTGTATATAAGCTTCTATGCCTTAAAGATCCAGCACGATATTTTGGTAAGCCTAGCGGTGATGCCATTGATATCATCAACGTTGCGATTAACGCACAGCAGGCGAAAAACGTATTCTTTAAAGGCTTTAAGACAAAGATTGAGAAGTCCCCTTGGTTCGCTGGAAAGTTTTACGCCAAGGCTGAGTCCATTGAGTTTGACAAATCTATCACAGTATATTCTGGACACTCGGAAAGAGAGTCACACGAGGGGCTTAACCTTATCTTGGCGGTACTTGATGAGATCTCTGGATTTGCTACTGAAATTGGAACAGGAAATGACCAGGGTAAGACGGCTGACAATATTTATAAAGCCTTTCGTGCATCAGTTGATTCACGTTTTCCAGACCTTGGCAAAGTAGCACTGCTATCATTCCCACGCTTTCCAGGAGACTTTATCTCTACTCGATATGAAGCAGTAATTGCAGAGAAAGAAATTGTAACGAAGACTCACAGGTTTATTATGAATCCAGATCTTCCTGCAGATCAAGAAGGCAATTACCTAGATATTGAATGGGATGAAGACACTATTGTTTCCTATAAGTATCCAGGCATGTTTGCACTTAAGCGTCCAACCTGGGTAGTAAACCCTACTCGTAAGATTGACGACTTCAAGCTTGCCTTCTTTACTGACATGGGAGATGCTATGCAGCGTTTTGCATGCGTTCCAACCTTTGCATCAGACAGATTTTTCAAGCAAACCGAGAAGGTCAAGGCAGCTATGACCTTGAGGAACCCACTCGATAATAGTCGTAGGTTTGATGCTGGCTTTGTTCCAGATCCAAATAAAACATATTTTATCCACGCTGACCTTGCACAGAAGCATGACAAGTGTGCCGTAGCGATTGCTCACGTAGACAAGTGGGTCAATATTCAGATTATTAAAGACTATCAGCAGATTGCTCCAGTAGTTGTGGTCGATGCCGTTGCCTGGTGGGAGCCAAGGGTAGAGGGTCCAGTAGACCTTTCAGAGGTTAAGCAGTGGATCCAAAACCTGCGTAGACTTGGATTTAACATAGGCATGGTTTCCTTTGACCGCTGGCAGTCGTTTGATATTCAGAATGAGCTAAAAGCTGTGGGTATGAGAACTGAAACCGTATCTGTAGCAAAGAAACACTATGAGGATATGGCGATGTTGATCTATGAAGAGAGACTTGCTATGCCCATGATTGACTTATTGTTTGAAGAACTTTCAGAGTTGAAGATTATGAACAATAACAAGGTTGACCACCCTAGAAAGAAGTCCAAGGACCTTGCAGACGCTGTCTGTGGAGCTATCTTTGGAGCTATCTCTCACAGCCTCCGAGACCAAAATCTTGAGGTAGAGATTCATACATTTAGGGACAGGCCAAAAGAGGTAGTTGACAACAACACCAATAACGTGATAAAGTATAAGTCTATTCCAGAAGATGTAAAAGAATACCTGGATAGATTTAATCTAATCTAATCAATTAAGGAGAACAATGACTTCTATTAAGAAGCCTTTTATTGCCATTGCTGCTGCCGTAGCTCTTGCTGCTACTACTTTTGTAGCACCAGCTAGTGCTGCTACAGCTACCTTGGCAGTAAGCAATACCGCTGTTTCGACAGCACCCACCACAGCAGCAAATGCTGTAGTCCTTCCTGTGCCTGCAGATAACTCTGTAGATGCCACAGACGCTCTCAAGATCTCTCTTGCTGGCGTTACCACTGGTAGCAGTGTAGTGGCAACAGCTACTGATGCTTTGCTGCTCACAAGCCTGACGGGGGCAACTGCTGCTTCTGGCTCAGCTTCTGTAACCATTGCAACTGGTACTGGTACTACTGCAGACATCTTTGTATTCACCAAGACTACTAAGACTGGCTCGGTTGCTGTTACCGCAGATGGCGTAACTACTACTTACTATGTCAAGGGTGCTGCTGGTGCTCTTAACACAATCAAGGTAGACGCTCCAGCTGCTGGTCTTGGCACCACTGCTAAGGTAACAGTTACTGGTACCGACGTATTTGGTAATGCTGTTTCTGGTTCTGCTGTAGCACTACAAGTTGTTTCGACAACTTCGACTGTTACTCACGCAATCACTACCACTGCTGACGGTACTGCTGTCAAGGAGCTAGCTGGACTGGCTGTTGGATCGTATGACCTTATTGCAACTGCTACTGTAGCAACTGCTGTAACTGGTCTAACTGCTCCTACTGGCTTTGTTCGTGGCACATTGAAGGTTGTAGATCTGTCTGCTCTGGTAGCAGAGAAGGATGCAGAGCTTTCAATTGTCAAGGCTCAGGTAGCTGACCTGACTGCAAAGCTAGCACTTGCTGAGGCTAAGCTGGCTGGCAACGTTAAGAAGTACAACGCACTTGCTGCTAAGTGGAACAAGAAGTTCCCTAAGAACAAGGTTGCTCTTCTAAAGTAATCGTGATAAAATTGTATAGGGAGAGGGTTTCGGCTCTCTCCCTTTACTTATCACCAATATAAAAAGGAGTATAATAGATGTCCATACACATTGTGTATTTTTCGAATTACTCTGGAAACACTAAGAGATTTGTAGAGAGGCTTAATGGACATAGTAATACTCGTATTCCTATTGATTGGAATAGCTCTAGCCCTACCATTGTTTCTAACGAGTATGTTCTTGTTGTACCTACTTATGGTGGGGGTAGCGAAAAGCCTGCGATCCCCAGACAGGTTCGACATTTTTTAAACATTGAACAAAACAGGGACCTGTTACGTGGTGTGATAGGAACTGGAAATACTAACTTTGGAGAGCATTTCTGCAAAGCAGCAGACATGATCTCAAACAAAACAGGAGTACCCATTATTGCCAGGGTAGAAATATTTGGCACAAATGAGGACGTTATAAAAATCGAGGAGAGGTTGAAACTACTGTATGGATAACTACAGCTACCATGAGCTAAATGCTATGCTCAATCTATATGATGAAAATGGCAAGATTCAATTTGATAAAGACAAGGCAGCTGCAAGAGCTTACTTCCTAGACCACGTGAATCAGAACACAGTGTTCTTTCATAGCCTAGAAGAAAAGCTAGACTATCTTGTTGAGCATGAATATTACGAGAAGGAAATCCTAGACCAGTACTCTCCTGAGTTTGTTAAGGAGCTATTCAAGCAGGCATATGGACACAAGTTCCGCTTTCCAACATTTGTTGGTGCCTACAAGTTCTATACTCAGTATGCTCTAAAGACATTTGACGGTGAACGCTACCTAGAGCGTTTTGAGGATCGAGTGTGCATGAATGCACTTATGCTTGCTCGTGGCGACGAGGACTTCGCTAAGAGCTTGGTAGAGGAGATAATCTCTGGTCGCTTCCAGCCTGCTACACCCACATTCCTGAATGCTGGCAAGAAGCAACGTGGAGAGTATGTCTCTTGCTTTTTGATTCGTGTTGAAGACAACATGGAGTCAATCGCTCGTGCTGTGACTTCATCGCTTCAGCTATCAAAGCGTGGTGGCGGTGTTGGTCTAAATCTTACTAACGTGCGTGAGCTTGGTGCACCAATTAAGAAGATTGAGAACCAGTCATCAGGCATTATCCCAGTAATGAAGATGCTTGAGGATGCATTCTCATACGCAAACCAGCTAGGTGCTCGTCAGGGTGCTGGTGCGGTATACTTGAACGCTCACCACCCAGACATCATGCGTTTCCTAGACACCAAGCGTGAGAACGCCGACGAGAAGATTCGCATCAAGACTCTGAGCCTTGGTGTGGTTATTCCAGACATTACTGTTGAGCTTGCTAAGAACAACGAAGACATGTACCTCTTCTCGCCTTACGACGTAGAGCGTCTATATGGCAAGCCAATGTCTGACATTTCTATTACAGAGATGTACCAGACTTTGGTAGATGATGGCAGGGTACGCAAGTCCAAGATCAAGGCTCGTGAGCTATTCGAGCGTATAGCTGAGCTGCAGTTTGAGTCAGGGTATCCATACGTTATGTATGAAGATACTGTAAATAACACAAACCCAATTGATGGACGCATTAACATGTCTAATCTATGTTCTGAAATCCTTCAGGTAAATACTCCTACTACATATAATAACGATATGTCATACAAGGAGATTGGCAAAGACATCTCGTGTAACCTAGGATCACTAAACATCGCAAAGGCTATGGAGTCTCCAGACTTTGGCAAGACCATCGAGACTTCAATTCGTGCCCTGACATCTGTATCAGAACAGTCCTACATTGATTCTGTAATGTCTATTGCTGAGGGCAACAAGAAGTCACGTGCCATCGGCCTTGGCCAGATGAACCTGCATGGTTTCTTTGGTAAGGAAGAGATGCACTATGGTGATGAAGAGTCGATTGACTTTACCAATATCTATTTCTACACTGTTCTATACCACGCCCTAGTTGCTTCCAATAAGCTAGCCGTTGAGACAGGTAGCCCATTTGAAGGCTTTGAGAATTCTAAGTACGCAAGCGGAGAGTTCTTCGTCAAGTACATTGCCAATGAATGGAAGCCAAAGACAGAAAAGGTTGCTAAGCTTTTTGCTGATGCAGGAATTAAGGTTCCAAACCAGGAAGACTGGAAGTATCTCGCAAACAACGTTATGACCTTTGGCATCTACAACCAAAACCTGCAGGCGGTGCCACCAACTGGATCTATCTCATATATCAATAACTCAACATCATCTATCCACCCTATCGCTTCTCAGATTGAGATTCGCAAGGAAGGAAAGATGGGTCGTGTTTACTATCCAGCACCATACCTAACTAACGATAACCGTGAGTATTTCCAGGATGCTTATGAGGTAGGTCCTGAGAAGATCATCGATGTCTACGCTGCTGCACAGCAACACATCGACCAGGGTATGTCTCTGACACTATTCTTCAAGGATACGGCTACTACTCGTGACGTAAACCGTGCACAGATCTACGCATGGAAGAAGGGTATCAAAACTATTTACTATATTCGTATTAGACAAAATGCACTAGAAGGAACAGAGATGGAGGGATGCGTATCATGTCAGCTATAACACGCCCAATCAACTGGAATAAAGTTGAAGACCCAATTGACCTTGAGGTCTGGAATCGTCTAACTGCCAACTTCTGGCTACCCGAAAAGGTTCCAATCTCAAATGACATTCAGTCTTGGTCTACATTGCGTGACCATGAGAAGCTGCTGACTGTGAGGGTATTCACTGGTTTGACCATGCTGGACACCATCCAGGGTACAGTGGGAGCAATGAGCCTGATGCCAGATGCACGTACACAACATGAAGAAGCAGTTATTACTAACATTGCCTTCATGGAATCAGTACATGCTAAGTCGTACTCAAGCGTATTCTCTACCCTTATTTCTACACAAGAGATTGAGGATGCATTCCGCTGGTCCGAGGACAACCCATACCTTCAGAAGAAGGCACAAATTGTTCTTGACAAGTATCATGGAGACGACCCACTAAAGCGTAAGGTAGCATCTACTTTGCTAGAGTCATTCCTATTCTATAGTGGCTTCTACCTACCGATGTATTGGTCATCACGAGCAAAGCTAACCAACACCGCTGACCTAATTCGCCTAATCATTCGTGATGAGGCTGTACATGGTTACTACATCGGCTATAAGTTCCAGCAGGCTTATAATGAGTCAACTCCAGAACGTCAGGAAGAGCTAAAGAACTATACGTATGAGTTGCTGATGGAGCTCTACGACAACGAAATCAAGTACACCGCAGACCTTTATGATGAGGTTGGCTTGACTGCTGATGTCAAGAAGTTCTTGCACTACAACGCCAACAAGGCTCTGATGAACCTTGGTTTTGATGCACTCTTCCCAAAGGATGTCTGTGACGTAAACCCTGCAATCTTGAGTGCTCTGTCACCAAACTCAGACGAGAACCACGACTTCTTCTCAGGTTCTGGATCTTCGTATGTGATTGGAAAGCATGAGTCAACGACGGATGATGACTGGGACTTCTAGTTAGCAATAGACTAGGGGCATGGCTTAGGCTGTGCCCCTTTTCTTATTTATATAATCACTTATAATAGTACTAGGATGCATTCTAGCTACCCCAAACTAGGAGTGATTGCTATTCGTAGGAAAATAGTAAGACTTTCGATGGCCTGCCTTTTGGCTTTTGTGCCATTACTTTGGGCTACCCAAGCCACCGCATCTAAAGCGGTACTACTAGAAGAAGCCAATGCAAGACTCAGTACAGCTAAGTCAAACTATTCCGTTTCTCTAGACAAGTATAATCAAGCAAAAGCAGCTAATGATGCAGCTATCTCAATCCTAACCCAAGCTCAGGGTAGACTTACTTCTGCCAATAAGGCATATAATGAATCATCTATACCAGATCCATCTTGGACAAGACCACTAGTTGAAGAAAAATATTTTGAGTCAGTATCTTATAGCATTCAAGTGCCTTACACGGTTCAGGAGACTACGACAAGCCAGGTAGCAAGAACTGTCCAAGTACCGCACACAACGACAGTATCTGAAACCATACAGGTGCCAAGAGAGGTCACTACACTTACTGAGCCTGGTCTTTCTGCTAGCGTATACAACATGCAGGGGTATAATAGTTCGCCACCTTTGCCAACTGATGATAGGTTAATGTTTACAACAAGTGTAGCTAGCATTAATTTTAACTGGGGTGGTAACAGGGTAATGGATTCTGGACCTTATGAAGACGTTATCGTTAAGTTTACAGGTAACATCTATATCCCCGAAAGTGGAACCTATGGCTTCTATGCCCCAGGTGACGATGGCGTACAGGTGATTATTGATAATACTCAGATAATTAATGACTGGTATGACAAGGGTGGCGGTGGGTCTACTGTAACAGTTGATTTGTCAGCTGGATTGCACTCTATTACTGTATGGTATTACGAAAATGGTGGAGGGGCTAACGTATGGCTTTACTGGGCAAAACCAAACATGGCATGGGAGATTGTTCCAGCATCAGCATTCGGTCAACAGACACAGACTGAGATTGTTTATGACACAGTTCAGATTGAAAGAGAGGTTGTGACATATACAGAAGAAACGGTTTACGATGATGTCGAGGTGCTGGTAGACGTTGTTTACTACAGAGAAGAAACTCGTTATAGAGATAAGGAGCGAACTCGGTTAGTACCAGACGAGTCTGCAGAACACCCAAGAATTAAAGATCCGTCATTGCTTCCAGAAATATCTTCTGCCGAAGCATCCGTATCTGAATCATTATCTCAGCAATCATCGAGCCAGCAATCTTTTGATGCTGCTAGCTCTGAGTTATCATCTGCATCATCAGAATTATCTGCAGCTGAAGCCTATCTTAACGAGGTGCTATCGCTACCTGAGCCACAGCCCACACCAGAGCCAACATTGACACCTGAGCCAGAAGCAACACTGGAAC